TCATGGCTTCTCTCCTTCTCCTGTGGGCGCAGGGGCATCAGGAAACAGCTTGTAAAGCTGGAAAAGGCTGATAGTCAGATTGTCATTCATGATTTACCCGAGCCTCGGAAGGTGTTTATGATTTTTGCAATGGCTGAATCCTTCGTTTCCGGGGCCGAACTCGCCACCGCACTGAGAGCAGAAGGTTTCCGGGTACTTGTACGCGGGCGGTTTCGCGGGTTCTACCGCTGGAGTCTCCGCCGTTCCCTTGGTGCTGCTGGTGCTACCAGAATTCAATATCAGTTCATCAACAATCCTGTCTGCCGCTTCGCCGTATAGCGGCCCCCATCCATGCCCGTCCCAGTGTTCCAGCCGCAGGAGCGGATGAAATTCTTTTACCAATCGCCAGCGTTGGGAATCTGCCTGCGCCTCGGAAAGCGCGCTACTGAGATACTTGATCTTCTGGATTAACTCAGCATTAACTCCACGCACACCGTGCCAATCTGTATCTTTCATATCTTCGTCTTTTGCTCTGGTATGTTCAGGATTTCGTTCACCCTGCCGTGCATGTAGCTAGGAATTTCCATTGCTCTCTCCTTTACGGGCGGCGTCTATGGCGGCGTGTATGCCGAAATGCGCCCCGAAGTGACGATTCATCTTTTCGTGCGCCTTCAGTTCCTTCGCTCCGAACGTGCCGGAGGCGAGTTTTGCTTCGATTCCTTGGCAGGCCGCTGAGTACGTAGCTATATCTATTCCGAGCACGTGCTCAGCATCTGCAAAGTCGCGTAGCTTTTGCTCCATCTCCCGATACCGCTCCCCATCCCTCGCCAGCGCGAGAAGGGCGGGGAAAGCGTTTTTCACGGCAATGGTAAAGTCGTAGTCAGGTGTGCCGACCATTTCAGCAGAGGGGTAGCCATACATCCCATCTACAAGGTCGGTCGTTACAACGTGATTATTCACGGGGTCAAAGCACCCCCATTCGCCTTGCGTCGTCTCTTGGTACAGCCGTTCCAGTTCGTCCAGGTTCACGCGTCAATCCTCCGAAACTCAAGCACCCACACCCACGGATTCGCTTCCCATGAGTCGGGGCCGTTGATGGGCGCCCACAGGCGACGAAAGCACTCTTTCGCTGTCGTTCCGCTCAAAGCTGGGCCGGCCGCGTAGCATCCGGAAAATTGACCATCTAGCGCGGTCACACCCTCGGACATCGCATCAGCCTCACTGACCTCGTTCAGCCGCTCCACCCGCACGCCTGTGATTTCCAGCGTGATCCGGGACGCCCAGCGGGGCATGTGGATGGAGGGACGCCAGTCGTAGCTTTCCCAGCCGAGCGGGTACCCGTCCTCCCCGTGGGTGGCGCGATACATGACTTGGCTGCGGTCTCTCTGGTATTCGTACTCTTGGCCACCTCGAACGCGCCAAGTTTCACGCACCCATAGCCTGTCGCCGGGCTGGCCGTAGGGGCAAAAGAATTCCTTTCGGCCCTGCCTGACATCGTTGTAATCGCCACCGCTTCCGAGATAATCCCACTCCCAAAAAAAGCGGCCTTCGGTGTCATCGTCTAAACTCGTCAACCGTGCCGGCTGCGGCTTCACCACTCGCCGCGTCTGCGTCTTGCGCCCGCCCAGGATCGCCCGCACCATCGGCCCGCTGAACAGAATCGGCCTCTCCTTCACGCCCATATCAGCCACCCCGCTCCAAGCCCCGCAAGAAAGATCACCACAGGCACAGCAAGAAGCGCTCCGATGCCGGAGATGTAGTCCCATGTGGTCAGGTCGTCTAGCATCGCGGCTCCTTAAAATGGGATTTCTGAGTCCGGGTCGTCTTGCTTGGTCGCGGGCTTGCCTTCCTGCTCAGGTCGCCTGCCGCCCATCAGGGTTACGTCTTGCACCCTCACCTGAACCTGTGTTCGCGTTTTGCCTTCCTTGTCCGTCCACTCGTTCAGGCTGAGTTCTCCACACACTGCAACCGATGTACCTTTGACCAAAAACGGAGCGAGAGATTCCCCGCGTTTGCCAAAAATGGCACACTTTGCCCACACGGTTTTTTCGTTGTTCCCATAGCCGGATTTGACCGCGACAGAGAACGAGGTCACGGCGTCGCCACTTGCCAAGAAACGGGTGTCGCAGTCGTTGCCGAGATTCCCGGTAAAGTTCCAGTTGTTCATGCGGCTTTCCTTTCTGCGGTTCGGTTTTGGGTGGCCTGTCGTTTTGCTGCATTCGCCAATGCGGCGTAAGTTGCTTTGTTGAGCTTGTATTTCAGGGCCGTTATTTCTTCCGGCGCCCATCCCATCGTCTTGTCTTTGTACAAAGCGAAAGCTTCGTCCTCGCCTTCCATTTCGTACTTGGCTTGCACATCCTTAACGGCGGCGAGAATTTCTATCTTCGAGTCCTCGGACTGAGCATCCCAATCCGCTTTGCCGATAGACTTAGCCGATTCCTCGCCAACCCCTTTTAAGGGCTGTTTTGGCTCGCTGGCTGCGTTCCCGTCGTCGTCCTCATCTGCCACCACCCCTGCGATAGCCTGGATGCTGTAGCGGCGCGCATACGTGATTGCAGACCCCGCCCCTTGTGCGTTGACCCTATCCAGAGGCAGCAGGCATTCTTCCTCCAGCCATTCGCCGGATTCGTGCATCAGCCGGTTCACGCACCCGGCGGCCCCTTCCGCCCCTTTGGGGAACTGAGTCAGGGACAGTCCGTGCTTATTCAGGATTGGCAGGACGGTTTCACGCACTTGCGCGAGACTGGCGAACTTGCTTTTGAAATGCGGGTTCGTTTTGTCCAGCGTCGGGTTCTTCATTTCCTTCTGTGCCGACACCAAAGCTGCGGCAAGTTTCGTAATAGATTCGCTTGAGTTCATCGTTTACCTCGTCTAGTTCCTTCTGTTCCTGTTGAACGGTCTGAAACCATTGCGCGCTCACGTTCTGAGCGTCTTGGTGCAATGAATCTCCCACTTTCCGCCATCGGACTGCTTGGCTATCCAGTCCTTATCTTTAGCCATGCATTTCTTGCTGTAGATACGGGCGGGGTAGTGCGTAGACTTCGCCTCTTTCTCGATAGCTTTTTCGGTTTCAAACTCGACATTGGCAGCAAGTCCGTTGAGGACGAAGATTCCAGCGAGAGCGAGCCAGGCGCGGGGGTAGGTCATTTGGCCGCTCTGGATTTCTTGAGTTTGGTGACCACCCCGCGCAAAGCGTTCACTCGTCTGCGCAGGTATTCGTTCTCGCCCTCCTCGGAGCGGAGGCGTCTTTCGAAATTGTCGCGCTGCGCGATCAGTTCGGTATGCCGCTGCGCCATCTTCTCGACGGCATCGGCAATGCGCAGAACGGCCCCGGCCTGTATCTGATCGAGCGTCAGACCACCGGAATTCGAACCCCAGTTACTGCGCGACTGCTCTTTGTAAGACAGGAACGGCTTATCGCTCATTTCGGCTCCTTTGCGAGCCCGCGCCAGGGGAGGTCTTGCACTGCAGAAGGAACAACACGAAGCGTGTATGCTTTTTGGGGAGTGGTGGCAGACATTGAGAAAAGACCACGGCAATAGAAGCAATACCCAACACCAACGGAATACTTTCGCTCATACACCCCAACCCTCACAGGCTTTTGATCGCCCCTGTACCAGCCAGTGCGTTTCATTTCCCCTCCCTGTCGTAAATGTCCTTCAACGCTCTCTGCGCCAGAGGTATGGCCTGCCGTTCAATCTGAGCAAGTGCGGCGCAGATGGCATCCAAAGCGAGCGGGTCGCCATTGCAGGCGGTCGGCAGCAGCTTCATGCAATCCGCAAGCGGGTGGTCGATGAACTCCGGGACTTCATCGGCAAACAGGTCTTTCCAGAATTCTTGTTGCCCGATGTACAGGGGCGCGGCGGTTTCGGCGGCTTTCTGGTTCTCCGCGTCCAGCCTGTCGGCCAGATCATCGAGTTCGGCGCAGTCGCTCAGGACTTCTGCGCGGTCGGCGGGGACTGCGCCGGGGATTTGCAGGCGGTCGTTCATTGCACCCCCCCTTCGGAGACTTCGAAGGAATCCGGCGCGTACTCTTGGCGGGCGTCGTAATTTCCTTCAAGCATTTCTGCGCGGGCTTTGGTGAGAGCCTGCGCTTTGCTCTCGGCTGAGACGAATACGACCGTCTCGATATGGCGCACTCGGCGCACGGTGTAGGTTTTCATGCGGACACCTCGGCAATCGGCTTGTTGGTCGGCGCAGCAACAAGGATGTCGCTAAAGTCAATCTGACCGGCCTTGAGCATGGCAATCGTTTTGTAAGCGGCTTGGCAGTCCTTCAGCGTTACGGTTTCCGCTTCTTCGCCGTAGTAAGTCTTTTTGCCGAACTTGCGCTTGAACGTCGTTTCCATCTGCTCTCTCCTGCGCCCCTTGAGGTGAGGCGTTAGGGAGAGTGTCCCAAGATTGGGACGCTGTGTCAATAGGTCGGGACACCTATCCCGAAAAAACATAACTATCGCGGCATAAACCACGATAGTTAGCGGCTATTTTCGCTTGTTCAGGGGTTTTTGTCCCAACCTGTTGACACGCCGTCCCAAACTAGGGACACTACGGGCATGGACTTCTACGACATCAAAAATCATTGGGGCGGGGTTTCCTGCGCGGCAAAGGCGCTTGGTAAGGGGCGGCAATCCGTTTACCGCTGGAAAGAAACCGGCGTCCCGCTCGGTGAGCAGTACCGGATTCAAGTTCTGACCGAAGGCAAGCTGAAGGCTGCGCCAGAGCAAAAGAGGCTTGCCGCATGATCTCCTCGCTCCTACGGGGCTTAGCCGTGCGTCCTGCGCGGTTTTTTTATTCGTCATACCTGCATCGTCCTTTTTTTGCCCGGTGCGGGTCTATCCGTCCGCTTCCGACCGCTACTTTCATTCTGTGCGGTGGCCAACAGTGATTAACCGTCTCTGCGACTGGCTGAGAGAGTTTCGGATCTCGTTTTACCGGATGCAAATGAACTGCATCGAAGCTGACGAGCGAGCGTACTGGTTTGGAAAGATGCGCGAGGAAATACAAAAACGAAGCGCTGAGCAGGTCAGGAAAATGGAAATAGAACGAGGGCTGACCTGATGGCGAGAATTAGAACGATCAAGCCGGAGTTTTGGACAGACGAAAAGGTTGTGGAACTCAGCCCGCTTGCCCGGCTGCTTTTTATCGGCCTTTGGAACTTTGCCGACGATGAGGGCCGGATGGTGCATAGCCCGACTCGCATCAAGTTGCAGATACTCCCCGCCGATTCCGCCGATGTGTCGGCGTTACTCGGTGAAATTCGGGGGAAGGGATTGATTGTCGTCTATGCTGTTGATGGGACGGAGTATTTGCAGATTGTCAACTTCGGCCTGCACCAGAAGGTTGACAAACGAACCCCCTCTAAATACCCCTCACCACCTACCACCCCCGCCGAATTCCCCCGAGTTGTCCCGACGGAAGGGATCAAGGAAGGGATCAAGGAAAGGAAAGAACAAGCGCCCCCGCCTGACGGCGGGCCAGTTTGGACGGAATGCCTGCAAGTCCTCCGGGATCAGAACATCTCTGAAAAGCAATCAAGGTCATTTCTTGGCCTGCTATGCAGGGAGTACGAAGAAAAAGTAATCGTTGATGCGGTAAAGGCGTCGATTGGAAAGGCGAACGTCACCGCCTACATTCGCGGAGTCTTGCGAAGCCAGCCGAAAAAAGGCGCGAACCGTTTGCAGGTGGCGGTATGAACGCCGAGAACGCAATCCGCGCCGCCGAACTCATGCAGGCCGTAGAGCTTGCAGCGTGCCCACCGCAGGCGTTTTCCGGGCTTCTGGCGAGACTTTGGACTGAGGGAATGCCTCCGGGTGACCGGACGGGCTGGCCGAGCGTGGACAAGCTTTACAGCGTGGTTCCGGGGCAGTTGACGATCCTGACGGGTTGGCCTGGTTCGGGGAAATCGGAATGGCTGGATGCGTGCCTTTTAAATCTTGCAAAGCAGGGGTGGAAGATTGCCCTCTTTTCCCCTGAGAACCAGCCGACCGAGTTGCATGTAGCGAAGTACGTCGAAAAGTTTCTAGGCAAGCCGTTCGGTGCGGGGCCGAACGCTAGGGCGACGCTTGAGGAAGTGAACACCGCACTTGAGACGATGCGGGACTGGTTTGCCTTCCTCTGCCCTGCGGCGACGAGCCAGAAAGTCACGTTCGGGGTTGAGGAAATTCTCGGAGCAGCAGAGGCGCACTTTCGCCTTTCGGGTGCGTGGAACGACCCTCATGCCAAGCGTGGTCTCGTTATCGATCCGTGGAACGAAATCGAACATCTACGCCCGAACAATCTGAGCGAAACGGAATACATCTCTGCGACGCTTTCAAGGGTCAGAGCGTGGGCCAGAGCGATGCGGGTGCATGTGTGGATCGTCGCCCATCCCCAAAAGCTGAGAAGGGACGACGCCGGGAAATTGCCTATCCCTCGCCCGGATTCAATCTCGGGGTCGATGCACTGGTGGAATAAGGCAGACAACGCGGTAACGGTTTGGCGAGCGTTGGACGACCCGAACAATCAAATCGTGCAAATCCACGTTCAGAAGATCCGGTTCAAGCACGTTGGCCGGGTAGGTGTTGCGGAACTTTCCTACGACCGCGTGACGGGCAGATATCACGAAGTGTTGCAGGCCGTTCGAAGTTATGACGCGGGCTGAGCGAATAGACGAATGGGTACGTTTCTACAAAGCCTCTCAGCCGAGTTACAGGGCGTTTGCTTTGGTGGCGGTGGAGAAGAACACGCCCGAACTTTTGAGCGACGTAATCAAGAAACTCGGATTGACGGTGGAAGGATTGATTAAGGAGATGGGCAAATGACCGACCTTGAAATCACGAAGCTGTGCGCGGAAGCGATGGGTTACACCAAGTGGGGCTGTCATCTTGGCGGGTTGCCGGGTTTCACGAAAGAGACGGGCGTTTACGACCCGGTTCACGACGACGCGCAGGCTATGGCGTTGGTGAAGCGTTTTGCGCTTTCAATCGGCGGCGGCCCGGATGGGTGGGAATGCTGGTTTGAGGAAGGGCAAAACGATTTCGGCGGATTTTGGAATAAGTCCGACTCTCTCAACCGCGCTATCTGCATTTGTGTCGCCAACATGCAGGCGGAGCAATGAACAGCTACAAGCCTGATTTGTCCGGTTTTACTCGGGCAGAACTGTTTAGCGCTGCATCAAACCATCCCGACCCTGATGTGCGCGCCATTTGCA